GGCGGGGGTGGGGAGCGTCTAGAAGCGGCGGGCGGCGCGGCGGTCAACAGCCGCCGACGTCGCCCGCTCCACGCGGTGCGCGATGCCGGCGAACTCGGCCAGCACGTCCTCACGGCCGACGAGCCCGAGGAGGCGCTGCTGGTACCGCACCCACGACATCGACAGCTCGCTCCGGATCGCGCCCTCCTTGCGGCGGTCGTTCCGCGGGTGTCGCTCCTCGAACTCGAGAATCGCGCGCTCGTCGTTCGTCATGCCGACCATGATCGTCGGCACCACCGACACGCCGATCCGCGTAGTTGTGCGCCTGTCCCGTGGCGCGTTAGTGTGTCCGTGACATCGCATGCCCGCCCGGATCTCCGGCGGGCATTCGTCGTATCCGGGGGTCACGCCAAGAGCGACCCGGGTGCCGAGCGAGGCTGGCAAGGGCCGCCCGCGACAATCAGGCCGGGGTCGTGTGTCCCTTCATTGAGCGCTGCACCGCCGCGAGAGCCGACGCGGTGCCGGTTCGCCACCGTCACCGGGCGACCTCTTCCCCGGCCCGCAGACACACCACGGTCACGCTGCGCCGAGCTCGGGGATCTACTCCGCCGTCATCCCCGGGCGCACCGGCTGACCATCCGCCACGGCCCGGACGCGAGCGGCATCTACGTGAGGGCGTCAACGAGGAACCAGCCAAGGCCTCGAAGGACGTCCACGACGGTACGACTCTTGGCCCGAGACGCACCTGCGCCCTCACCACTTCCACCCCCGAGCACACAGGAGAGCACGATGGACAGCGCCGACGAGATCGACCGTGAGAACCGCCGCATCGCACTCGACCACGCCGTGAAGGTCAGCACCTACGGCGGCGAGATCGGGAACGAGCAGCTCGTGGAGCGCGCCGAGGCGTACCTGACGTTCCTCAACGGAGCGTCCTCGTGAAGCTCTCCGCCATCCGCGCGCTGCTCAAGCAGCACGGCCACAAGACCACCGCCGAGATCGACCGCTTCGACGTGAAGCGCGCCGCCGGGGAGGTCATCGGTGTCGACGTCATGCTGACCGACGGCACTCTCGCCTACCTGCCCGTCGAGGCAGCACCCGGACAGGGGTAGGCGGAGCTCATGCCCGGAGGGGCCGGCATCACAGCCGGGTACCCGGAGCCCCCGCGAACCGGAGTCCCCACCCGGACGGGCACGGCGCGCTTCCCCGAGCCGGACGCCACGCACCGCACCAGGACGAACACGCGCACCTCGCTCGAGCCCATCGGCTACGACAGCGAGGGTGCGCCGCTGTACGCATGGCAGCTCGACGACGAGCGCTGACGACAGGAGCACGACGTGGGTGAGCAGTGGTCAGGCAGCACACGCAAGCAGCGACTGCCGCGCGACTGGGGCGAGCGGCGCGCGGCCGTCCGCGATCGCGCCGGCGGACGATGCCAAGGCACGATGCGCGACGGCACACGCTGTGTCGAGCTCGGCGCAGACTGCGACCACATCGTGCACGGCGACAACCACGCTCTCTCGAACCTGCAGTGGCTGTGCTCATGGCACCACGACAAGAAGACCGCACGCGAAGCGCTCGAAGCACGACGACACCAGCGCATCCCGTCCGCGCGTAAGCCACGCGAGAAGCATCCAGGACTCAGGTAGACACCGCCGCCGCGAACACGCGGCACACGGGCGCACAGAGGGGGCCTCCACCCCCTCCCCCCGGGGTCGCCCCGGTCGTAGAGGTGCTGTGGCTCTGGCCGTGTACGGGTCTGGGGATTCTCGCTCCGCCACAGCTCCCGCGCGTGGCATGAGACGTACCACGTTCACTCTGCCCCCTGACCGCAACGGACACGAGGGCATCACCCGAAACGGGAGCCCACCATGCCCGGACGCGGCCCTGCGCCGAAGGACCCGAAGAAGCGCGCGCGACGCAACGCGGAGACGACCGTCGTCCGCATCCTGCCGCGAGCCGTCGTCGCGCAGCCCGAGCTGCCGACGATCGCGATTGAGGAAGACGGCGAGCTCCGCGAGTTCCGGTGGCCGGCCATCACGCGCGAGTGGTGGGACATGTGGGCGACGTCGCCGCTCTCGCTCGACTTCACCGCTACCGACTGGTCCGAGCTGCGCGACACCGCGCTCATCCACGCCCGCTACTGGAACGGCGACATCAAGCTCGCCGCCGAGCTCCGGCTGCGGACGGCGAAGTTCGGCGCGACCCCCGAGGACCGCGCCCGGCTCCGCATCTCGTTCGCGCAGGCCGAGGAAGCCGAGACGAAGACGGCCACGCGCCGTGCGAGCTCGCGTGACCGGTTCGGCGGGGTGAGCCTGCCGAAGGAAGCGACGGGAGACTGATGCCCTGGCGTCCGCTCGACGGCGAGCAGTTCCCGACGCTCGGGTTCCACGTCGCCGATCAGATGGCCGAGTTCCTCGACTACGTTGTCACCCGCGAGCAGCTCGAGTTCCTGATCCGCTTCTACGAGATCGACCCGCTGACCTGCCGGCGCATCAAGACCCGCGCCGTCATCCAGCGCCCCCGAGGCTGGGGCAAGTCGCCGTTCCTCGCCGCGACGGGCATCAGCGAAGCGCTCTTCGAGGTCGTCCCCGATGGGTGGGATGCCGACGGGCAGCCCGTCGCCCGGCCGTGGATCGACTTCAAGTCGATCATCAACGTCCCCGTCACCGCGACGTCGGACGACCAGGTGCAGAACACGTGGGCCCCGATGCTCGAGATGGCCCGCCTCGACTCGCTCGTCGACGAGTTCGACATCGACCCGATGGACACCTTCATCGGGATACCCGGCGGCAGGATCGAGCCCCGCACGTCGTCTGGCCGGTCGATCAAGGGCCTCCCCGGACAGGTCGCCGCGATCATGGACCAGACCGAGGAGTGGATGAAGGGCAACGGCGGCCTCCGCCTCGCCCAGAACATCCGCAACAACTCGACGAAGGCCGAGGGCGTCACGATCGAGTCGCCGAACGCGTTCACGCCCGGCGAGAACTCGGTCGCGGAAGCTTCCGCACGCGACTGGGACCTGATCCAGTCCGGCAAGTACCCGGACCTCTCCGCCGCCCGTCAGCTGCACTACGACCACCGCGAGGCACCCGCCGACACCGACCCCGCCGATCAGGAGTCGCTGATCCGCGGCCTCCGGTACGCGTACGGCGACAGCTCGAACCACCCCGACGGCTGCGTCATCCACGAGCCGCCGTGCGAGCCGGGCTGGGCCCCGATCGAGCGCCAGGCGCTGGCGTTCCTCGACACGTCGAACGACCCGCAGGTGCTCCGCGCCGACTTCCTCAACCAGATCACCCATGCGACGAACTCCTACGTCTCACAGCCCGACCTCAAGGCGATCCAGGCGCTCGACAAGGTGATCTCGAAGACGGAACCGGTCACGCTCGGCTTCGACGGCTCGGAGGGGCGCAAGCCCGGCAAGGGCACCGCCGACTCGACGGTCCTGATCGGCTACTCGGTCACGCAGCGCCACCTGTTCAAGATCGGCGTCTGGGAGCAGCCCGACGGACCCGCCGGCGAGGGCTGGCGACCGCCGGTGCTGCAGATCGAGGACGCCGTCCGGCAGGCGTTCAAGGACTACAACGTCGTCGGGTTCTACGCGGACCCGTCCGCGGGCTGGGCCGGCCACGTGAAGACGTGGGAGGGCGAGTACGCGCGCCGGCTCAAGGTCAAGATGTCGCGCGACGAGCCGATCCGGTGGCGGCAGAAGGACCTCGCCCGGACGACGGACACGTTCGACCAGCTCGAGTCCGCCATCAGCGGCCGGGACATCACCTATGACGCCTCCCCGGAGCTCACCGCCCACTTCATCAACGCCCGCCGCGACCGCCGCCGGTCCGGCTACGTGCTGATGAAGCCCGAGCACGACCCGGACGGATCGAAGATCGACGCCGCCTGGGGCGCGATGTTCGCCTACGCGGCCGGCATCGACGCGCTCGGCGCGAACCTCACCAAGAAGAAGACCGCCGCCCGCCGCATCCGCTGAGAGGAGAACCGTGGCTACCACCCCGGCCGAATGGCTCCCGATCCTGGCGAAGCGCCTCGACGCCCGCCAGAAGCGGATCGAGAAGAACCGCTCGTACGCGAACGGCAACGCCCCGATGCCCGAGATGGGCGCGAACACTCGCGAGTCGTGGAAGGCGTTCCAGAAGAAGGCTCGCACGAACTACGGCGGCCTGACCTGCGAGTCGCTCGGCGGCCGGATGGTCCCCAACGGGGTCCGCGTCGGCACGTCCACGACAAGCGACGCCGTGCTTGCCGCCCGCAGGGTCTGGCGCGACAACCGCCTCGACGTCGTCTTCGGCGACGCGATCGCGAACATGCTCACCACGAGCGTCGGCTACCTCGTCACCGGTGTCCGCGACGGACGCCCGATCATCACCTCCGAGCTGCCCGAGCAGGTCATCACCGCCCCGGACCCGACGCAGCCCTGGCGGGCCCGCGCGGCGCTCAAGGCGTGGCGCGATCCCGACGACGGCAAGGACTATGCCCTCGTCTGGCTCCCCGGCGTCCGGCAGCTCTTCTCCCGCAAGTCGACGAACTCGAACGGCACCCCGCAGCCGCGGGTCGACGGCGACTGGGAAGAGGACCGCCCCGCCGAGCGTCACGCCGGCGGCGTCCCGGTCTACGTCCTCGAGAACAAGGGCGGCGTCGCCGAGTTCGAGCCGCACATCGACGTCATCGACCGTGCGAACCTCGGCAAGCTGCAGCGCCTCGTCGTCACCGCGATGCAGGCGTTCAAGCAGCGCGCCATCAAGGGCGGCCTGCCCGAGAAGGACGACGACGGCAACGACATCGACTGGGCGAAGGTCTTCGACCCCGCGCCCGGAGCGCTCTGGGATCTCCCCGAGGGCATCGACGTGTGGGAGTCGGCCGAGACGGACATCCGGCCGCTCCTCGAGGGCGAGAAGACCGACGCGCGCGACTTCGCCGCCGTGACCCTCACTCCGCTGTCCGTGTTCATCCCCTCCGGCGAGAACCAGTCCGCCGAGGGGGCGCAGAACGCGAACAAGGGTGAGATCCAGAAGGCGAAGAACCGCATCGCGCGGGCGACCGCGCCGATGGAAGGGTCCCTCCTCGAAGCGCTGCGCGTGCTCGGCGTCGACGACGGCGAGACGATCGAGCTGCTCTGGGAGCCGCCGGAGCACATCTCGTTCGGCGAGAAGACCCTGGCGGCGAAGCAGGCCAAGGAGGCCGGCATGTCGGCCCGGTGGATCAAGCAGAACATCATGGGGATGTCGCCGGACGAGATCGACCAGGACGAGTCCAACGCCACCTCCGATGCGCTGCTCGCCGCGACCCTGATCGGAGCCGCCGGTGGCAACGGCAACGCTTGACCAGCTGACCGCCGCGCACCAGACGACGACGGCGCAGATCCGCGACCGGACGCTCGCCGTCACGGCCGCCCGGTGGGACGCGTCGCCGGCGTACCGGGACGCTGACATCGACCAGCTGATCGCGCAGATCCTCCCGCAGGTGCAGGCCAGCCAGCTCGCCACCGCGACGCTGACGAACGCCTACATCGGGCAGGCCGCGCGCATCACCGGCACGGCGATCGCGCCGGCGACCGTGAACCGCGACGCGATCCTCGGCTACCGCGGCACGCCCTCGGCCGAGGTCTACCGCCGCGGCGCGGTCACGCTGTACACGGCCCTGTCGAACGGGTCGCCGCTGAGTCTGGCCGTCGGGTACGGGCTCGGCCGGATGCTGACGATCGTCGCGACGGAGCTGCAGCAGGCGAAGAACCGGCAGGCGCAGCGCGCGCTCGAGGAGTCCGGCTTCTACGGCTACCGGCGGGTCCTCACCGGCCTCGAGAACTGCGCGCTCTGCGCCATCGCCTCCACGCAGAAGTACTCGAAGTCGGAGCTCATGCCGATCCACCCCGGCTGCGACTGCGGCGTGCAGCCGGTGCGGGAAGCCGACGGGCCAGGCACGATCCTCGACCCCGACGTCCTCGAGCGCACGCACGCGCTCATCGACCAGAAGCTCGGCGGCACCGACCGCGGCGCACGGGATCTCGGCATCGAGAAGACGTCGTCCGCAGGCAAGCCCCTGAGCGACTTCACGGACCTCGTCGTCGTCAACGACCACGGCGAGCTCGGCCCCACTCTCGCGTGGCGGTCCGACAAGTTCACCAGCGCCGCGGACATCGCAGCGCTCGCCTGACTTCCCCACGCCGTGGGGAGTGACCGAAACGGTCAACCACCAACCCGAAACGGGAGATACCGATGTCGGACGACGACAAGACCAAGCAGACCGAGAGCGCAACGCTCGAGGAGAAGCTGGCCGCAGCCGAAGCCGAAGCCGAGAAGTGGAAGACGCTGTCCCGGCAGAACGAGCAGCGCGCGAAGGACAACGCCGACAAGGCGAAGAAGTTCGACGAGCACGAAGACGCCAACCGCACCGAGCTCGAGAAGGCGCAGGCGCGCGCCGACGCTGCCGAGAAGGCGATCGCGGAACGCGACGCCAAGGACACGGCAGCGAAGCTGCGCGACGAGGTCGCCACTGCGAAGGGCTTCGCTGATCGGAAGATCAGCGCGACCGCCCTCCGAGGTGCGACCCGCGAAGAGCTCGAGGCGCACGCCGACGAGCTGCTCGCCCTGGTCCCCGCACCCCCCGCAGGCCCCTCGGCCGACGGGCAGGGACAGGCCGGACAGCAGATCGGCGAAGGCGAGATGTCGGCGGAAGACGTCGTCACGGCAGCCACCACCAGGTAACCCCCGCTGGCGTTCGCCACGAACCCAAGCGGCCACAACACACCCCGAGGAGGGATCGTGGCGGACAACAACATCTTCACGAAGGGCACGAAGTTCGCGCAGACCGCGCTGGCTCTGCTCCGGAAGACCATCAAGGCCCCCGGCCTGTTCACGACCAAGTACAGCGTCGCGGACTTCCGCGGTGCCGAGGGCGACACGATCGGCGTGAAGCGCCCGGCCGTGCTCGTCGCTCGCGAGAAGGCGTGGCGCGGTGACGACGAGATCGTCATCGACAAGCTCGTCAACACGAAGATCCAGGTGAAGCTGGATCGGCACGTCTACAGCGCCGTGGCGCTCTCCCCGGAAGAGGAGACGCTCGACGAGGTCGACTACGTGCGCGACGTCCAGGCCCCGCAGGTCACGGCCGTCGCCGAGGCCGTCGCCGCGGTGGCCGTCTCCGCGCTCACCGGCGCGACGTTCGTCAACTCGGTCAAGTTCAACCCGAACTCGGCCGACGCCGTCGAGTCCGACCCCCGCAAGGTCGCGATCCGTGCTCGGAAGCTGTTCCAGAAGGCGCACGTGCCGGCTTCCGGCCGCTTCTGGCTCGTCGGCGCGGACATCTCCGAGGCGATCGCCTCGCACGACAAGCTGCTCGAGGTCGACACCTCCGGGCTGCCCGAGGCGCTCCGCGAGGGCGTCGTCGGTCGTCTCGGCGGCTTCACCATCGTCGAGCTCGACGAGCTCGACCCGACCGCCTCGTACTTCGTGCACGAGTCGGCGATCGCCTGGGTCGTCGTGGCCCCGGTGGTGCCGAACGGCGTCGCGAAGGGCGGCGGCGTCGCGGCCGGCAACGGCCTCGCCGTGACGCAGCTGTGGGACTACGACAGCGACCACCTCCGGGACCGCTCGATCGTGCACGCCTTCGCCGGCGCGAGCACGGTCACCGACCCGAAGACGAACGCGGACGGCTCGCTCGTCCTCGACTCGGACAACCAGCCGACGCTGCAGTTCGTCCGCGCGATCAAGGTCACGTACAGCACCACCGCCCCCGCGGCGTCCTGAGAGGAGTGAGGTCATGGCCGACAACGCCCTGGCGAAGTCCACCGACGTCTCCGACGCGCTCGGTCGTGACCTCACCGCCTCGGAGGCGAAGCAGGTCCCCGGGCACCTGACGAAGGTGTCCGAGCTGTTCCGCCTCGAAGCACGCCAGCAGTTCACCCGGGGCCGGTCCACCAACCGGCTCCGGGTGAACGCCGGCGCGCTCACGCTTCCCCAGCGCCCCGTGCAGACGGTGCACACGGTCGACGGCGAGCCCGCCGACCGGTTCACCCTCATCGGACAGCGCCTCGAGGTGCCCGTGCCGACCGGCACGTTCGTCGTCGTCGACTACGAGCACGGCTACGACGAGGTCCCCGACCTCGTCCGCCTCACCGTCGCGGGCGTCGTCGCGCAGCTGCTCGAGGCCGACCCGCGGGCCCGCGCCGGCGTCAGCCAGCGCGGCGAGACGCGCGGCCCGTTCAGCAGCCAGGAGACGTACGCGGCGTGGGCGCAGGGCGCGTCCCCGCGGCTCGCGCCCGACGACGTCCGGACCGCGCAGTCGTACCGGGTGAAGACCTACGGCTCGATCGTGCAGGGGTACTGATGACCGGCGAGTCCGTCACCTGGCACCACCGCGCCGACACCGGCAAGCTCGACCGGTACCGGAAGCCGATCCAGGCCGACGTCGACACCGTGATCGACGAGGTGCTCGTCGCGCCGAACCTCGGCGACGAGGTCACCGGCACCGACGCCGACACGTCGAACACCCGCATCACCCTCTACTTCCCGGCGGTCGTCGGCATCGGACCCGCCGATCAGTTCACAGTCCGCGGCACCCGCTACAAGGTGTTCAGCAGCGAGGCCGACTGGTCGACCGGCATGACTGGCTGGAACCCTGGCTCCGTCGTGCAGCTCTCCCGGACGGAGTACGTCGATGGCTAGGTCCCGCGTCGTCCTCAACCGCCGCGGCTTCGGCGCGGTCCTGGCGTCCGCCGCGATGGAGCGCCAGCTGCGCCCCTACGCCGACGACATCGCCGCGCAGATCCCCGGCGCGACCGTCACCGCGATCCGCACCGGCGTCGGCACGGCGAATTCCCGCGTCCGCCTCCGCGTCGAGGCCGAGGTCTGGGAGCGCGCCCGGCTCGTCGCCGCGATGCGCGCGGTCCTCAGCAACGCAGCATCCCGGTAGGAGGGCCTGTGCACGGCGTCATCTACGGCGACTTCCTCGCCCACCTCATCGCCCGCACCGACGAGCTCCTCCGCGCGCGCAGCGAGCCGTACGCGGCCGGCGTGGACGTGTCGAACCGGAAGGGTGCCACCGGACGTCGCGCGGTCGTCCTGACGACGAGCCCGGGCGGCGGCACCGGCAACACGCTCCGCACCTCCTACGTCACGGTCGACGTCGTCACCGACGACGAGGGCACCACGGTCGACCTCATCAACCTCGTCCTCGCGCTCGTCGCCTCGCGCGGGCCCGGCGGCATGGTCGACGGGAAGCCGATCACCCACCTCGAGGTGAACGGCGGCCCGAACCCGGACCCCGCACCCGACGGCTTCCACAAGCAGACCGCCGAGCTCGAGGTCCAGCACCGCGGCTCCTCGCTCTGAGCCACCCACACCCGAAGCCCTGCCGACCGGCGGGGCTTCTTGCATTCCTCCCACCGAGCAGGGACCCCAGGGGCACATGCCCACCACACCACAGACGGAAGGAAGGGCCCTCGTGTCCCTCAAGGCAGAGAACGTCCGCGTCGCGACCACGGGCGCGGTGTACAGCGGCCCGAAGACCGCGTCGCGACCCACCAGCGCCAGCGGCGCGCTCACCGGCTACATCGACCACGGCTACATCAGCGACGGCGGCGTGACCGAGACGCGCGACCGGTCGACCAACCAGATCCGCGCCTGGCAGAACGGCGCGCTCGTCCGCGAGCCCGTCACCGAGTCCTCGATCCGGTACCAGTTCGTCCTCCTCGAGACGAAGAAGGAGAACATCGAGCTCTACTACGGTGCGAAGGTCGCCGCCGACGGCTCGGTGAAGATCAACCCCTCGAAGACCGGCGGACGCCGCCGGTTCGTCGTGGACGTCATCGACGAGGACGACCTGATCCGCATCGACGTCCCGGACGGCGAGATCACCGAGGTCGGCGACCAGGTCTACGTCAACGGTGAGGCCATCGGCTACGAGGTCACCGTGACCGGCTACTCGATCACCGACGACGCGACCGGCGAGACCTACTCCGCCGTCAAGTGGTACGGGTCGCTCGACACCACTGCGGGGGCCTGACCGATGGCCGCCGCGAAGCCGATGTACGTCCGCAACATGCGGACCGACGAGATCCGCGAGGTCACGCCGGAGCAGCGCGAGATCCAGGACAAGAGCGTCTGGGTCCCCATCACCGGCGACGACGTCAAGC